TGACCTGTTCGTCCAGCACCACCATGCGGCCTTCAACCGCCGTCACCCGGCCCGCCCATTGCACGGCGCTGAGGATGTCATTGCTCATCATCACCAGATCGCCGGTGGTGGCGACGCGCACGCCATGTTCCTGCGTCACCTCATGCACTTCGGTGCGGTGCAGCAGCTCATAGGCGCGGCGCGTGGCCTCCCGCGCGATCTCGTCCGGGTCCGTCTTGCCGGTCAGCACCAGCTCTTCGGTGAGCGAAATCGGCCCCTCATAGCCCGGCCAGCGCACGATGCGCTCCGCCTCGCGGTAATCGTCGGTGGCGTCGCGGAACTGCACCCGGAACCCGTGCGGCGGCTCGAAATAGCTGCGCGTGGTGCGGAAGGCTTCAGCATTGCGGGGGTTGATGTGATCGATGACCAGGGATTGCGGCCGGTCGATCACCACGCCCCAGCGGGTGCCGTCATGGCGTGGCGCCGCCCGGCCGGCAGCCGCGATGACGGTCAGCGCGTCGCGCAGGCTCATGCCGTCCTCTTCGAAGACGTGGTCGAATTTCAGATCCTTGATGCGGCAGAAATCATGCCAGTCCTGCAGCAGCTCCAGATCGATCTCGGCATCGGACACGGGCCGGGGATTGGCGGGCGACTGCAGGGCCAGACGGAAATACGAAGCAGGGTTGCTGGTGGCGCGCGTCACCCATTCTTCGGCCTCGTGATCCCAGTCCAGACCCAGGCGCGAGGCCAGCGCGTTGAAATTGTCGATCTGGCCGTTGAACTGGTGGGTGGCCTTGGCGCGCATGGCGACCAGCGTGACCGGCTCGACATCCGCGATCGGCGGTTCGGTGCGGATGGTCTGGACGGCGGCCAGCACGCAGGTTTCCAGATAGCGCTCATTCCCGGGCGGATCGTTGGTCAACGTCACCTCGATCTTCCAGCGCCCGCGCGAGGGCAGGTTCCAGGTGTACTGCCGGAAGAACGCCTCGGTCTTGCGCGCAAGGAACACCAGATGCGTGACATCCTGCCAGGGATCGCTGTCGAGCTGGCGCTGCCGGATCCTGACACCCACATCGTTGTCGCGTTTGTCGCCCTCGCGGTTGAACCGGATCAGGCCCTGCGGGAACCAAAAAATCAGCGATACGGCAGCAGCATCGCGTCCGGTAGACCGGATGATCGGGGTCTCGACGCTGGGCCCGTCGATGATCTCGCCTTCGTCATCAGTGGGCCAAGGCCGGACCAGTTCGCTGCCCACACGTTCTTCGACGATCTGCCACGGGTAGAGATCCATGGCGGTGGTGCCGGGCACGCCTGTCAGGATTTCGGTTTCCACCTCGTCATAATCGTCGATCGAGGTGTCGCCGAAGCGCAGGTCGCTGAGCTCGACTGATCCGGTGCCAAAATGGAACGCGGTGCGGATATACTGCAGATCGCCCACGATCTCGCTCCAGCTCGAGGCGGCGAAGGGCGGCGCGTAGCGCAGGCTGCCCATGATCTCGGGCACGGCGCCATCGGGGCGCATCTCGTTGCGAAACCCGCTGATGTTGTAGCGGGCCGGGGTTTTGTCGGGTTCGACCGGGGGGATCAGCGACGTGATGAGCGCATTGCCAAGCGCGGTGGTGCCCAGGATGATCAGACCGTTCCAGACTGCCTCGGACAGGCCGAAGGTGCCCGCGAGCATCGGCGAGAAATACCCGCCAAGCGCCACGGCGGCCACGGCCACCACGATGGTCAACACCGACCGCAGGCCTTCGTCGCCCGGTACCACCCGCATCACCACCCGCACGCCGGGGCGGGCCCGGGCCAGATGCCAGACGCCGGGATCGACCGTCTGGCTGCCGCGATCGGTCACCAGCGTCACACGGACGCGGCGCCGCGCCATCTCCGGCAGACCCGGCAGCGCGAAGGACACCATCTGCGCGATGGTCATTTCACATGGCAGTTCCAGATCGATGCGGCCGGCGCCGGGATCGAGCATCGGCGCGGCGATGACAGGGACGGTGCGCGCGCCGGTCATCGGGCCAGTCCGATCATTTCGACATGGCGCCAGGTGCCGGCATGGCGCGTGCGCCACCTGCCGCGGTCATAGGGCTCAACCTTGGCACAGTCGCCTGCTGCCAGATGCAGCATGAGCCCGTGGCGGACGACGACCCCCACATGGCTCTGGAACCGGCCACGCCGGAACACCGCCAGGTCGAAGGCGATGGCGGGGCCGTCCACCGGCAGCCAGAGCGGGGAGGCCGCTTCGCCCGCCACCAGAGCCGCGATTTCGGCATGCTCGCCCGCCGCCCCTTCGCCGAGGTATTCCGGCAGGCTGATCCCCAATTCCTCGCGGTACACGATGCAGGCCAGCCCCCAGCAGTCGCAGCCAAGGCGGCTGCGCCCGAACTCGGCATAGGGAATGCCCACGAAGCGGTTGACCCAGTCCGTCATCTGCGCGGTCATTGGTGCAGCCCCGGATACCAGGAGCGCGACATCTTCCCTTTGGGGAATGGCTCGTTTTCCCGCTCCTCGCGGGTGTAGGTCAGAGTGATCTCGGTGCCGGTGATCGTGGCCGAGGTGATCTGCAGGCCGGTTGCTTCCTGCTCCACCAGATCGGGCGAGGAAGCATAGACCTGCGCGAGGCAGATGGTGGCCAGATCGGTGTAGGACCGGGCCAGCTTCGAGATCTCGGGGGTCAGGTTGTCCAGCACCAGCGATCCCGCCGCTGCTGCATCCTTAAGGTCCGAGGGCAGGATCGCCGAGGCCACGATGAAGAGGTAAGGCTCGGCGTCGGGATCGGCGCCGCGCCAGGTGGAGCGCGTGCCGCGGATTTGCCCCGCCGGCGTCTGCTCGATCAGATCGGCATTGTCCGTCGACAGCCGGATCGGCGCCGACAGCGCGGGATGCGTGATCTCGATCAGCACCACGGGCAGTTCTTCAGACATCGCCGCGTCACCGGCCAAACGAGCATTCAGACTGACACGTCTCATGAGGGCATCACCACGATTGAGAAGGAGTAACGGAATTCGATGCCGACGACGCTTTCGGTCGGCACCTCGTCGCCAAAGGCACAGGTCCAGATCTTCGACAGCAGCAGCGGCTGGCCCTCCGGGGTCAGCAGCGGGGCGCCGGTGGGGGTCAGCAGCGCCCAGCCATCGGTGGTGGGATCAGGCATGCGGAAGAGCGTGCTGCCAAACTGGGTCTGGTTCTTCCAGAACTGCTCGAAGACAGCGACCTGCCAGCGGCTCAGAAGCACCGACAGCGAGACCATCTGCGGCACGGCCGAAAACCGCCGCCGCCAGCGTGGCGGGCCGGTCTCGCCCCGGCGCTTCAATCGCGGGTCCGCCCAGGTCTTAGACCAGGTGTTGCGCTCGGGGCGCGGCAGCTCTGTGGGCCAGACGGGCAGTGTCATCGCCGCACCGGCCCGGACTTCACGCCCATCCGCTTCAGCTGGGTGTTCATCGGGTTGCCCGGCTGCCGGATCGCCGCCGCCCCCTGCTGCCCGACCGTCATGATCATCTGCCGCCCGCCGCGCCCGTCGGGCTGGATCTCGGACTGGACCTCCTGACCGGAATAGTTGTTGACCACCACGGGGATCGGGCCGGCGAAGCCGTCACCGCCACTCTGGTTGACATTGATGGTCGGCGCGCGCGAGGCGAGCAGCGAACGGGTCAAGTCAGAGGGCAAGATCGTGCTCGGCCCGGTAAATTCCAGCTCGGGGCCCTTTTCCCCAACGATGCGCAGGCCACCCTGGTGGTTGCCGCCTGCGGCAAAGCCCGGGATGCCCATGGCGCCCGCGATGCCCGAGGCGACCGTCCACATCAGATTGCCGCCGCCACCGCCACCAGCCATACCAGACCCGATGCTGGACAGCAGCGACCCGATCCCGGTGGCGCCTTCGCCCAGGGCGCCAAGGTCGGTGGTGGCCGTGCTGGCGGCGGCCCCGAATTTGGAAATTGCCTGCTCGGCCCCGGCCAGCGGTGCCATCATCGGCGTGGCGCCAGTCATGCCGGGGGCCATATTCGCGGGTTCGATGTGCCAGGGCTCGTGGCCCATGCGATAGTTCAACCCGTAGTTCCGGGCGTTCGAGTGGAACCAGTCCTGCACCTGCGGTGAACCGTATTGCAGGTCTGCCGCGCGCCCGAAATTGTGCTGGGAGCTGCCCGGCGGGGCCACCCATTTGCGGGCAGCATCGGCGCTGCCATATTTGGCAAGAGCTTCGTCCCAAAGCTGCTGCTGCCGCTCGGGCGAGCGATAAGCAGACGAAATCCGCACCGCCTCCGGTCCAAAGAGCGATTGCGCATCGCCGATCATGGAGGCGAGCGGATTGGCAAAGCCCGCATCCAGCCCGGTCAGGGCATCGGGTCTGGTGGCGCCGCCGGTGGACACCGACTGCAGCAGCTGCAGCACCTCGCCCGAGGTGCCCGGCGCATTGCCGAGATTGGCAGCGACACCGGGCATCTGGGTCATGGCCCCGAAACTGAGCCCGGTTGCGTTGATCGTCACATTGGCCGCCGACACCGTCATGGCGCCCACGGATTGCCCCACCCCGGCAATGCCAAGGGCCGCGTCCTCTTCGGTTTTCCCGGTGAGCCGATCCCAGATGCCCTGCAGCCCGCCCACATCCTGCATCGTCCCGAGGTCGGAGCCGAGAACAGCATTCTTCAGCGGGTTCACCACCGCCAGTTCCGTGATCAGGCCGGTGAACTCCGAGGCCACGGCCTCGAGCGCGCCCTCGATATCGCCGCTTTTCAGCCGGTCCACGATGTTTTCAATCGCGGTTGAAGCCGCGTTCTCGACACTGCCCCAGGCATCCCGCTGCCGCTCGAGCTCACGGGTCAGCTCTGCCTCCTGAAGCGCCGCATCACGCAGTTCCGCTGCCCGCGCGCTGGTGCCGTCGATCCCCATGTCGCGGATCTGACGCTCGGCCTCCCAAAGCGCGAGGATGCGGCTGCGAACCTCCTCCGTCTGGCCGAGCAGCTGCTGCTCCAGGCGCAGCTTTTCAATCCGTTCCTGCTGGTCTCTCAGATACTGACCCGAAGCCGCAAGCGCGCCGAAGGGATCGGCGGCAGCAATCCCGCGCGCCGCCTCCCATGCCGCCCGCCACTGTTCCTTCAGCTCCTCGGAGACCTGCATGGTTGCAAGGCTCTGTTCCAGCTGCTGCCGTTCAGCCGCGATCTGCAGCGTCTTAACCTGCAGACTGTCCTGACCATAGGCGACGATGGCGCGGTTGATCTCGGCCTCGGCCTGCAGCTGCGCGATCTGGTCGTTGGCATTGCGGGCCGCAGCCGATTCGCGGACAGCGCGCGCCCGCTCCATTTCGAGCTCATTGAGCTTCATGGCCTCGGCGACGATCTCAGGCAGCCAGCCTTTTTCGAGGAGCCGGGCCTCCAGCACCTCCTGGGCATGTTCAGCGCGCAGCGCCTCGACCTCGGCGGAGGTTTCGCCATATCGCAGGATGGCATCCGACAGCTCGATCTGCCGGTCGAGCCCCGCCATGAACTCGGCCTGATCCGTTACCCGGCGATCGGCAGCCAGGTCTCGATCTGCGGCGATCTGCTCTTCCAGCGCGGCGCGGGCTCGGACAGCCTCGGCGCTGTCGCGCTCCACGCCCATTTCCTCGAGCTTCAGATCCAGTGCGGCCCGGGCGTGCTCCGCGCGGACCTCTTCAACCCGGGCGCTGTTCTCCCCATGCTGCAGCATGGCCTGCGACAGCTGCATCTGTTCGCCATAGCCCCGCACCATGGCGTCGATCTGGGTTTCGATCTCGCTCGCGCGGGCACTGCCGTTCCACATCGCTTCGAAGCGGGCGGTCTCAATACCCGTCTTCGTCAGTTCTACAAGAAGCGCTTGAAGTTCTTTCTTCAGGCCGGTGACAGCACCGCCACCAGTCATGGCCTGCTGGAGTGCGAACAGCTCTGCGACGACCGTATCGACATCACCTGACTTCGCCAGTTCAGCGATTTCGTCGGTGCGGGTCTTCAGGTCGTCGTATGTATTGGCCGCTCCCAGCTCAGAATAATTGTTGCGCCTTGCGCCAGTATTTTTGAGGTACTCATCCGTGGTCATTCCAGTAAATGGAGCCGCCCCAACGCCAATTCCCAAAAGCGAGTCCTGCAAAAACGTCGGTTCGCTCGCCTGATCAGAAAAAGCGCCAACGATTTCGCCGAGGTTTTTCAGTTCAGAGGCGCGATCCAACTCCAGCATCCCGGCAGCCAAGCCGCGCACCGAGGCGGACATATAACCGAAACGCTCATCAAGGCGGATGTCGCGAATGAGCCCGAGATTGGTTTCCATACGACCAAGCGTCGTGTTCAAGGCCTCGATCTGATCGTCGAAACTCGCTGTCTCCTCGCTCAAATCGGAGAGCCATTTCACGCCCGCCGCACCGAAGGCGATGATGCCGATCGTCGCCAGGCTGATGGGGTTCAACATGGCGAGGAAGCTGGATCCCACGGCGCGCAGCGCGGTCATGCCGCCGCCCATCTGCATAAAGACCTGGCTGACCTGGGTGCCCTGCTGCAGGGCAAGCTGCATCGGGTTCTGGCCCGCCGCCATCATAACGGCAATGTCGTTCCACTGCGCAAAGAGGTTGGCGCTATGCCCCGAGGCCTGCTGGGTTGCGGCGCTGAACTGGTTGACGGTGGTGGGCATTGGCGCCAGTGCCTGTGCGGCACGATCCCGCGCCGCCGCCGCCTCATTCGCCGTGATGGCGCCCATTCGCTCGGCTTCGGAGATTTCGCGCAGCTGCAGCTCGTACTGCTTGCTGGCCGCAAAGAGCGGATTGAAACGCCCCCGGACACCATCCAGCTCGGCCTGCCAAGCTGCGGTCGCGCGCTGGTTTTGCAGCAGAGCGCTGGCCTGATCGCCGATCGAGGCGGTGAAGCCACTGGTCGCAGTCAAGGCGCCCTGCAGCGCGGTCTGCTGCCGCGACACCACCGCTGCAAAGCTGGTGAGAGAGGGAAGCGCCGCAGCATGCGCCGCCCCCAGACCGGTCACGGCATCTCGCGCGCCGGCAGTGGCGAGGGCGCTGCGCCCCATCGTCGCTTCGAGATTGGCGGCCTCGCTCGCGGCGCCAGCCATGGCGGCCTGCTGTCCGGAGAGCGCTGTGGTGAGGCCGGAGGTGGGCTGTGCCGCCGCGGCTGCTGCCGAGGCAAGACCGGTGACCGCGTCCCGCGTGCTGGCCGTGGAAAGCGTCGCGCGGCCCATCTGGGCCTCAAGGTTGGCGCCTGCCGTGACGGTGCTCGCCATGGCCGTAGCGGTGGCGGCCAATCCGGTGGCGGCCCCGCGCGAGGCGGCACCGGCCTGATCCAGTGCCTGACCGGCGGTGGTGCTTTTCCGCCCCGCATCCTCGGCCGCGCCGCCGAGCCCCTTCAGGTCCGAGCCGGTTGCGGTGATCTCGCGCCGCGCCTCGTCTGCCAGAAACTGCAGCAGGACCCTGATGTTGATGTCGTTGGCCATCGGATCACAGATCCCTGTTGAGTTCGTCCCGCGCGCCCGCCTCAATGAGGCGGAGCTCTGCCCATGTGTCCGGAGCGATCACGATGCCGGCGAGATCGAGGCCGGCGCGCACCGCGCCATAGTCGAGGCCGATCCATTCGGTGGCTTTCTGGCCGAGGGTCCGGTGCCGCCACTGGCCCGAGACGGCGAGAAAGGCCGAAAGTGCAGGCAAATGCTCTTCCCAGATGCCCTGATATCCGGTGCGATCCTCGAGCCCGGCGGGCAGTGTGATCCCCCAGAGGGCGGCATCGGCCTCGGCGCCGGAGAGGCTGGCCGCGGAGAGATCGCCCCGCGCCCAGGCCGCCCCGGCCTCCTTCAGTTTCCCCGCTTCGCGCCCGCCATCGCGCCGTTGTAGGCACTCAGCACGGCCATGCGGATAAAGGGGATGTCGAGCAGCTGGTCGCGCGCCTCGTCGCTGAACGGCATGGGCGTGCCATCCTCGTCCACCACGCCGGAGTCCCAGCCGATGAAGATGCGGCGCAGGTAATCCGTGGTGCCCGTGGTCGAGGCGAGGTTGAAGGCCTCGGCCTCCGTGACCGTCACGGCGCGGAAACGGGCAGTGAAACTGCCATCGGTGAAACCACCGGCGGCGGGGACGGACACCTTCACGGTGGCGGTAAATTCAGGGTTCTTGACGATCTTCAGCATGGGGCGACTCCGGTGGTGCTGTGGATTGGGGTGGATCAGTGCGCGGCGGCGGGCGCGGCGTGGACCAGGCAGATCGCCGCGACGCCCTGCCGGAAGATCAGGGTCTGCTCGCCACTGGCGGAGCCGATCGAGAGGCTGCCATGTTCGGCGAGCTGCTCTTCCACATCCTCGATCGAGATGTCGGGGTTCGGAACAGTGATGATGGCGCCGCCGATCATGTGAAACTTGAGAGCATACTTCTGCATCGGAAGGGTTCTTTCGTCAGAGGGTGGCGGGGATCAGGTGAGGGTCAGCGTCCACTGGTCGTTGCCGGTGACCGGCTGAGCTGCGAGCCGCAGGGGCCATTCCTTGATCTTCTGCTGGTTGGCGATGTTCGTGAGCCGCTGCATCTGCGCGGCCTGCACCTCCAGCGTGGTGATCAGGCCCGCCGCAGTGCCGTGGGTCAGCACCACCTCCACCTCCTCCATCGCTTCGGCCAGACCGAAGGGATCGAGCGTGGTCAGCGGCACGGCTTCCACGGTGGTTTCGATCATGGCCGGATTGTCCGTGATGCGGATCGACTCGGCGCCGATCAGGAAGCGGTTCTCGACCTGATTGCCGAAATTCAGCGAGAAGCTCCGCATCACCAGCGACACATCGTCGATGGTAAAGACCGGCGTGGTCGCGGTGGTGGCAAGCAGGGGCTTCGCCTCGAGCTGGGCCGTGAGCGTGGGCGTGGCGCGTGCGGTCTCACTGGGTTTCGTCCAGAGGCCGGTGAATTCGAATTCGAGATAGACGATGCCCTGGGCATTCACCCGGAGAACACAGGTGCCCCGCGCGCCGCGCAGCTTGTAAAGCGTGCTGTCGATCCAGAGATAGAGCGTGATCGAGCTCTGCCCCGAGCTGATCGGATTGTAGGTGACGGACGTGTCGGCGACGATGGTTTCCGCCACGCCGCATCCCTTCATCAGCCCGCCCCAGACCGGCGCCACGCCTTCGGTACCGGACGGCGTCATTTCCACGTTGAAGGCAAGCTTCATGTGTTTTTCCGCCGGAATGGTCCGGTGATCGCCCGTCCAGGGCAGCTCGAGGTTGCGATCAACATCCTGCCCTTCCATGGGCGAGAGGCGCACATTGGTGGCAAGGATCGCGTCGGCGGCGCCGGTGGGCGTCGCGTCGATGCCATAGGTGGCCTCGACCTTGGCCAACAGGATCTTGGATTCCCATTTCATCGACATTTCAGGCGTCCTTTACAGGCTGGTTCACCGCGGGTTCGGCGGCGGGGGTCTCGGCAGGTTTGGCGGCTTTGGCGGGCGCCTTGCCGGCGGGTTTGGCGGCAGGCTTGCGGGCGGGTTTGGCATCCGGCAGGCGGCTCAGCTTGCCGTCCTTGTCGCGGAGCCAGGTGCCGCCCGACTGGGGCAATGCAGGACGCGTGCGGGTCATGATGTGATCCTCAGCTGGTCGGGAATGGTGAATTCGATCTGGTAGGCGAGCGCCGCGCCGCCGAGATTGATCATCGCGCCGCGCAGCAGCTGACAGGCGCCCATGGCACCTTCCGGCATCCAGCCCGCGACAGCCCCGATGACCGAGCCGCGCAGATCGTCGATGGTCGCACCCTGGCGGCCGAGCCCCTTGTTGGGGTCCGGCACGAGTATCACGACGGCGAGCACGTCGTCGAAAGACTGCACATAGGCGCCGGTGGCGGAG